ACTATTGCAACTCAATCGTTTGTCCTAAATGTTTGTTAAATTCTTATGTGTTATGAATACACGCAACCGTTTGCGTAATGTATATACTCACAAAGGGCTACTTTCCCCTTCGATTGAAGGCGGAAGCATGAATATTTGTGCAGGATCGGTGATGGTTACTTCAATCCAGCCGGTTTCGGCGTTGACCCATCGTTTACCGAGATGTGAGTAGAAGGCGATGCCCTTGTCCTGTTTGCGGAGGCCATCTTCAAAAGCCTGAAGACAGTTCTTTAGATCGGGGAGATTGCCATGAAAAAGACCATGATGCTGTCTTTTTTTCTTTTTAGACCATGATTTTGGGACTGGTATGTAAAACATAATGCCAGCACCTATGTCTGGCAATTCAAAATTATTTCTCTTTGCTTCTGCTGAAAGGTTTAGCTTGTAGTCATTGTACCTCTGAATCCGTAGTTTTCTTTTCTGCCCGGATGGATACAGCTTATCGAATGGAATCCTGAAGAAAATTTTATCTCGTTGGGTTACTCTGCACCATGTTTGAGGGGTAATATTAAGAATTATCTTCTGTTGTTTCAATAATTTCTGAAATTTCAGACAAAATTACGTTATCCGGCCCTAACAAGTGCCTTTTTTCTATTACCGGGAGATATTCACGGACTTTTTTGACCTGATTGTATATTTTTTGGATCAGTTCTTCATCCCGGTGAACAGTAAACTTAACCCGGCGTTCCTCGAACGGCATATCCCCGAAGTGTAAGTTGCGGAATAATTGAGCTTCAGCCATTTTAAATTCAATACTTTCTTCTGTAAGCACCTCCATGCGCTTAAAAAGGTTCATTCTTTCCTTTTCCCACATGAAATCTGGAATATCTACCAAACAAAAGTGAACTTCAGCCATCGGTGCGCCGGAAATAGCCATGTACCCCTGCATCTGAAATTTGTATTGGTCTGGCAATTCATCGTTCAGGTTCACAAAAAAAGTCTCACAATCCCACGGTGACTTAGCATCTACTATAAGATTGGCATTATATGGGTCGCCAACGATAACATCAGGCGTCCCACGCAAAAAATCATTCTGAATAAGTAATTCGTTCTTTACATAAAGTTGTTTTTCCAACCGGGATATGAGATCAATAGATGCTTCCTCTGCGTGTTTCCCTTTGCTTGTATATTTATTCCCAATATCCTTTGTTGGGTTCCATTTTCCGTACTTTACATCAGCATAAAGGGCAGAACAGAACGATTTTGTTCCATCTGACAACGGAAGTTCATCATCTTTTACCGATTCAAAAACTTTTATACAATTTTCCAACCGTTCTATGGTTTCAACGACCTTTGGATACATTGGGCCATCTTTTTTCTTCATTTTTTCCTTGCGAAGCTGCTGTTTTGCAAGTTCTTCACACATTTCTTCCCACTTCTGAAGGTTTGTCTTACGATCAGAACCACCCATTATCTGATAAATGGAACTGCATCTTACTCTGGCTGTTGAAAAATCAAACATTGTTAACTATTTGAAGGTTCTTAGATCTTTTTTATCAAGTTGTCTATATTTTCTTTCATCTTAGGGAGTGCCTCTGTTGAAATAACATCTACTACCTGAAAATGTCCTATCCAATTACCAAGCATTATTAAATGTCCCAAGTCGGTAATCTCCAAATCAATAGAGCAGAAAAGTTTATTCTGGCTTGTGTGATCTTCAGATAATAATTTTGCCCTGTCATCATTTTCTTTTATTGCCCTGTATAATGGCTTGAGCCATTCTTTAGGAAAAAGATCAATAGTTACTATCATATTTTTTTATTCTTTAACGTACCCATTTGATTCAGCCCACTCAGCAAGTTCTTTTTCCGGGAACACATCTTCTGGTGTCTTTGATTTTGCCACGTAATCTACCAAATCCTTTTCATCAAAGATGTCGTCTGGTTCAAAATTTGACTTTATAAATTCTATTGCTGCCAATAGTCCTGACTTATCAACTGTTACGTGCCCGGCTATTTCATCTGCAAAATCTCGTTGCTGTCTGCCTGTTATACTCATTGTTTTTGTTTTAATTGTATCATTTTCAAGTCATAAGCTGCTTTTATTCGTGGGTCTGAATTGGCTGCTGATTCATAAGCCAGCAACCCGGTTTGAACACCAACGGCATTAATATCGTGGATAGCAGCGCAAAGTTCAATATCACCTATTATGGTTTCCACCCTTTTATCCACCTGATTGACCGGCAATGCTTCCCTTATATCGTGAACAGGAATAACCCCGAACTTTTCCTGAAGGCTCTCTACTCTGTTCTTTAGGTTTTCGGTTTCGGTTTCGGGATCATCGGTGGGTTCGATTTCTGCAATCCAACTGAGTTTTCTCCATAGTCCTTCGTGAACCATAAGAGAGGATGAATATTCTATTGTTTTTATTGTCATGTGGATTTAGTTTCAGGAGATTTAAATTTTCTACCAACGACATCTTCCATAAGTTCACGAAAATCATTTTTGTTAAGTTTTTTATCTATTATGAAAGCAAGTATCTTTTGGGTTGACGCTATTCTCGCTGCATTGGTGGGGGTATTGAAACGAGCTTTATCACTTCATTGCTTTTTCAATGTCAGATAATTTATACCGAATGATGCCGCCTATCTTAGTAGCCTTGATCTTTCTTTTTTTCTTCCACTTTGTTATTGTCTGGCGGGAAATCTTTAAGATTTTGCAGGCTTCTATTGTCGTTAAATACTGTTCCATGAAGCCAAAAGTAGTAAATATCTGTAAACTTACAAATAATTCTTTTTAATTCAGCCAATACACCCACCAGATACCTTTACATTGAAGGGTATTGTAGTATTTATATTTTGAAGTGAGGGATTCAATCAGGTCGGCATTTCCAAATCGCCGCCACCATGCGTAGAAATGTGCAAGTCTTTCATCCATCTTGATGGTAAAGGTATAAAAATAAATCCCGGAATAAGAATAAACCGGGATTGCGTTATGTCAAAATATTACTATGAGACAAATGGTACTACGTTGATTTTAATATTTCGTTCACCCATTCTAATCCTTCCCGCCCATCGAACGAATTGTGAACTATAAGCAATGAATCATTTTCTTCTTTGAACTGTGGGTTGCATTTACATGGACAATACGGCGCTCCAATAGCAGGATACACACATTCAAGATAATGGGTTTCAAAATCATTTCGTGGGTAAACGTGATATACCTTGTCGGGGTCTATCATATCAAACTGGTTCGACTACAGATGAATCAATGTTATACACCCTTGTTGTTGTAAATCCGGCAGGATGATCGCTATTACCCTCAAAGGATATTTTCACTTCAAGATCATAAAGTACTTTGCTTTCTGTGAAATGAACTTTGATAACCCTTGCTTCATTGATTACAAAATCCGGCCTGAACCTTACCGATACTTTATCATCCAATTGAAATCTTGATGGCAATGTGTTACCGTTATCCTTTTGCGTTTCTTTCCAGTTGCAAAAATCTGCATCCGTTACTTCCCTTTGATAAACCGGAATGTTTTTACCATCTGTTGAGTGAACCTGTACGCCGTAAGTTAAAAGGAGATAGTTCCCGAAGGAAACAAGTTGTGCTTCTGTAAACATAATATGTCTGGATTGCTTTGCCAATCCCCGCATTAAGAATTAAAAGTACAAAAAATTTAAGTACCTAATCGCTTACCCACAGATCCCTGTACCTCATTTCGGAATCCTATTATTAACCGGGTGGGGTCTTCGTAGGCTTCCCGATACGGCGCTTAAACCGCCTGTAATATTCATCCCAATGGCAGAACGGGTGTACCTGCGCCGACCTTTCTTCCATAATTTCTTTGCACCCATAGCCCCAAATTAAAACAACTACTTCAATCCGTGTCCTCGTTTCAGCTACCCCGCCACATTTCAGCGAACGGGTGGCATTGGTCATTGCGTTTACTCTGACCCGGTGGCCTAACTTTTTGTTTTCTCCTATTGCCTGTAAATAAAAAACTTCTCACTACAAGCTATTTCGGGCAATTGGCAGGCTGTTTTCTAACCCGCATCATTATCTTATCTGAATTGAAGATCGTTGAACTGCGGGCGGCTGTGTGTGGGGGGTTGCCCCTGATTTGGGTGAGGGGATCAGGCTAAAGGTAAACAGGAAAGGCGATGGCCAGCCGTCAATGATCTTTGATTCAGCTTTCAAACGTAGATTAAATGATTTGCTGGTTATTCTAATGGGCATAGGATAAGACTGATTTGATTACTGCTCTTGTGCTGGTTTGTGTTTGGATCGGGCAAGGAAGGCAGCTCTATTGCATTGTCAGGGGGGAAATAGGATCAGGCTGGAATAGTGGTTTGCTGTATGGGTTGTGGGCAAAGCTATTTAACTGTGGTCTGGTTTGCTAAATAGCCCTTTAAAATAGCTCGTGACTGAGCAAATAAGTCGGGGTGAAAGTTGGCCTCATTAGCCAACCGTAATCGAGTTTAGCAGACTCACCCGGCTTTTTTTGCATTGTAAAGGTAACATATTGTTGCATCAAAAAAAAGTGCAACAAAATGTTGCATATTTCAAAACATTGGTGTAACTTTATTGTTTTACCGTTAAAAAGGAATAGATATGAAAAGGACAACTATATTATTAGACTTTGAAGGACTTTAAAGTAATAAACTAAGTAAAGAAGGCGGGGCTAACAAGCCCCGTTTTTTATTGCCATAGGGCGAACCGACAACTACTTACATAATGGGCGAAATAATTTAATTACCTCTACTATACCGTAAAGTCCTGCTCCAACTGTTCCTGCAACAATCAACCATTTTTCAGCCTGCTGGACAAATCTTTGAGTTTTTTTTCTTCTAATATCAGCAGTATAGCCGCCAGCCTGATAAAATAATCTTCCATCAATTGATAAACTAAAAACGAATATGCCTGCTAAAACCTATTTTAATAGCTTCAATATTTCAATTATTACCTTTATAATTGGTAGCCATCTTTTTAGGTTACCCAACCACTTCTTTGATGTTTTGTGCTTCATACAGGTATATGGCACAAGCCGGGGAGTGTTGCATTTAAGAAATTATGCCCAGTCCCAACTGCTATATAGTCACCGCTGTTTGCCTTGTTGTGGGTTGTGTTTGGGCAATGGTGATTGGGGAATGAGCTTGATGGGGGATTGAATGGGATTTAATAAATAAAGCGTGACAAAAAGTGTGACAGAACTAAAAAAAGTGTGACATTTAACTAAACGTTTGAAATGGCAAAGAAAGAAAGGGTTTGTATTGTTTGCGGGAACGGCTTCATCGGTAATGCCCACGCCGAAACTTGTAGCCCATCCTGCCGGAAAAAATTAAGTCGCATGAAAGCGAAGGGAGAAAAACCAACCTTTGTATTGGTGGCTAAGTCAAAGAAAAAAGAATCTCCTTTAGAATCTAAGGTTAAGTATGTAAAGGCAACTCCTAAATCATACGATTCTCCAAAACAAAACATTACTTCAGATGAGGTAGGACAATGGAAAGAACCAAATAAGTCAACCGTTGATTACTCTAAATGTCCAGAAAGAAAAAAAGACGTGGTAGCATGGAGTAAGTGGATGCGACAAAATATATGGGGTAAATGAAAACAAAATAACCCCAACCAAAAGTCAGGGTAAGTCTGTATAAATTGGCATTGGCGTTATAGCAGGCGTTACGGCTGTTCGGTTGGGTCTTTGAAGTCAACGCCGCCTGTTACTGCATCACTACCTAAAATTTCAATAGCAATATCATCAAAGTGGATGTCTGCTCCTGCTTTGTTAGTTGCTTTGATTGTAAGGGCGGTAACGCCGGGATTGCCAGCAACGACTGTAACCGTATTAGTTGAATCCTCATAAGTTGCAGTGGCTACGTTGGTATCAGCAACAGTTAGCTGCACGGCTCCGTCTGGAACATCTGTGATTGCAAGTTTCTTGTCTTTGAAAGTCAATACGCCTGATGCTTGCTGCGTGTCGGTCATTGAAAGTGCCATAAAATTAAATTTACCTTTTGTTGAAAAAATTATGTTGTCTCCGTCTTTGATTTGAAATGTTGAAAAATATCCTTCGGTTTCTGGTTGAGTACCGCCACCACCCGTTCCCCCTGCAATTATCTTATCTAACTTTCTCCCGTTGGATAACTCAATTTTTTTTATCTCTTGAAGTATGTGGGAATTGTGGTGATACTGTTCACCATTTATAATGATGATGTGTTCTTCGATAAAGTGAACCTCGCATTTCTTTTTCCTTGATCTGAACATATTGCAAATGTATCTCAAAAAACGTTCCCACATTCACCGAAATTACCATTTTCCTTCATTAACATAGAAATAATCTACCTTTAGTGTCTCAAAATTAAATCATGGCAAAGAATAAAAATAAAAAAACCACTTTTAAAAAGAAGGCTGCGCCTAAAAAGAAACCAGCCCCAAAGAAAGTTCCACCGAAGAAAAAGGTTTATTTGAAAAAGAAAGAAACACCCATCATCCCACTTCCCGAAATTGTAGAACCAATTCCCGAAATAATTCAAGACCAAATCCCACCACCCAACGATACAACAACATCACGTAAACTACCGCTAACCTAAAGGTATAGCGGCTTTAAATCTCAATAATGCAAAGCACAGCTAAACATATCGGACTTTTCGGGCAGGCCTACGGATGCCCCAAGTGTAGCTATATTCTTGGCCGCATTAATATCGGCATCAAACACAGCAACACAGTTTGTACATTCAAATACTTTCCCTTTTCGATTTCCAACGTGATGGCAAACGTGGCATGTCTTACTGGTATATCGTGGATCAATCAGCACGACAGGAATGCCAGCCAAATTAGCCTTGTATTGAATGTAATTACGAAGCTGATTAAAAGACCATTTACCTACACGACTTCTAAACTTTTTTCCTTTTTTCAAAGAAGAAAAACGGACGCCTTTCAAGTCTTCCAAAGAAATACCCTTTCTTTCTGCAACAGCAATGGCAACAATTTGTTTAGCAATCGTGTGGTTAATAATCGAGGTCGTAGTACGCTCCCTGCCGGAAAGCCTTTTCAAGAGTTTTTTAGAACCTCTTGTGCGTTTGCTTTGAACAGAACTACGAACTTTTTGTCTTTTTTCTCTATAGGTAGTAAGTTTTTTAGAACAAAATTCTTTACCATTACTAAGCGTTGCAATGGAAACGAGGCCAAAGTCAACACCAATAAAACTCTCAATATCCTTAATAGCTTCATCGGGTACATCAACGGTTTGAAAAAGGTAGTACTTGCCTTTCTTAAAAACCAAATCTGCCTCACCTTTAATGTATGGAAGATAATTTCTGTTATGGCATACAAATGGAATTTTCAATCTGCCAATAACAGACCAGATAGAAACGGTGTCGTTTGGTCTGTAAGTGAGAATACGGCTATCATAAGTAATGCCGCCAAGCGGTTTAAAGGTTCGCTTTGTTTTTTTATCCAATTTATAAGCGTCGGCAACCTTAGAAATACAACGAATCAAAACTTGTGCGCTGAGATTAGAAGAAGTTTTAAATTTATGGTAAACTTCCTTATGCAGCTTAAATTGATTGAATATTTTCAACTGCCACGCCGTTTCCGAAATACTATTGCAAACAGTATTTGCCTCTTTAATCGTTTGGAGCAAACCTTTCGCTTGTTCATCCGTTGGCAACAACTTTATTTTCAATGTCAATTTCACCAAACAAACATAATTCAATTATTTGAAATAACAAAGGACTGGCAATTCCTCCGCTTGCCTAAAGGCGAAGCGGTTTCCTTGCCATAGATATATGAAGAAAATCATCAAAATTAAAAACTACTTACCATGAATATTTTCATAATCTTCCTATTGCTGTTTGCTTTTGTACTTCTAATTTTGGTTCTTCTCAATGTTCCAGTCAGCCAAAAAATTATCAATGTATTATTCCTCATCTTGCTTATTTTGATATTAGCAAGTAATGGCGGGTTATTCGGGCATATCAGCATAAAATAATTCCACTTTGTAAATCAAAGGTCTTTTCAAAAAAAAGAAGTCGGGGAATGTAGAAACACCCTGACTTTCCCGGCTACCCTATTAGCTTTGCTTAATCCACATTGGAAGTTGGTAGCCTCATTAACCAACTCAATAAAAACCATGAAAACACTATCTTAATACTTTAAGGTAAGAAGTTTAACTGCATTCATTTGTGCATTCAGGATTTCTCCAATAGTGTGATGATACAATACGTTTTTAAGTTCAGTGATTTCATTGTTCTGGTAGTCGGCATAAACGAGGTCTGCAAGTTCGGCACAAAGCCTTTTTGCTTTATCTACTCCGCTATCGTTCGACGGGTTGAATGTTAATCCAACAAGCCGTTGCCCAAATGTTAATGTCAACTGCGGCGCAGGTGTTTTTGTCGCTGACACATCAGAAAGCGCTTGTTTCATTGCTTCGTTTGTAGCCTCCGAAGAAAAGGCATCTCTTGATTCCGGCATAATATATAGTTTTTAATGTTTAAAAAAGGGGAGGGTGGAAAATCTTTTTACATTTTTTGCAAGTTACTGCGCCACCGCAAATCGGGTCGTCAATATCCTGCTGGTGTTCGTAAATTAATCTATTTCTCATTGGGGCGGTGAATGATGCCCATTGTCTGAATGTATGCCAATAAATAGTTTTCCCCGACTGAGTAAAATGAACTTCGTCACCACTCCAATCATGCTGACATTTATCGGGAATACCGTCAACGAAAGCGGTAGAACCATTTCCTAAATCAATAAAAGCACTATGGGTATTACTATCAAACATACTTATTTTTTATGTTTTTGTTTTCTTTGAATCCATGCACTATACTGAAGTTGTAAATATGTATTCCACAATTCAGAAAACTTACCATCATTATATTGCTTTGCTGATACATTTTCGTACATAAATAATTGGAACTGACTTATAGAAGTATTTTTTGCGAGCGAATCAATAAAAGCATTTGTTTCCCTCTGTATCAATGCTACCGAATCTTCATGGGTTGTCTTTGTTTGCCCATAGGCTTTCCCACAACCAATCAACAACCAAAGAACAAGCACCCCCGCACATACCCCTGCAATCTTGAAGCAGATTATTCCTGAATTTTGTGAGTCTGTTATCATGTTTTTTATTTTAAAGTTGTTACCACCGAATCTGATTTAATATTTCTACCATTGATAAGGTAGCTGTTCACACACCCGTAGTCTTTTGCTATTGTTTCATAGGTTTTTTCTTCCACTAACCTTCCATGCAGGTAATACCGTTGGGTGATCTTACATTGGCCTGCTGGCTGTCTGCCAAAGGAAACGCAGATAAATACGATTGCAATAATTAAAATGTATTTCATGTTATTCCTTTTTTGTGATCGTTCAATTTTATTTTATCATCGTTCTATTCTTTGAGCGTCAGTTTGACAAAATTCGTGACTGTAATTTCTTTTCATACTTTTTTACAATGGTACTGACGAATGTTTCCATATCTTCTTCGTTTTGGAACATAGACTTTAAAACAATTTCATCCTCTATAGAAGAAACGGAAGGAATACTCTTTTCCTCTATCTTTTCAATCATCGACTTAACATTATCGTATGCGCTAATATTTGTACTTCTGCCAACAATAGTATATAGCGTTCGATCATGCTTTGTTATTTCATCCTGCGCCTTTTGTTTTTTATCAGTCAGTTCATCCCTTTTAGAAACAAACTGCTCCACCCCCTTCCGTATATGATCTGGACATTTTTGGGCTTTCTTTTCTTTTAATTGTCTAACGATTTCTTTTGCCAGTAAGAAGGCTTGTTTTTGAGAGATTTTCATAATTGTATTTTTTATTTATTTTTCGTGAATTAAATAAGTCAATCTTTGAATTTCTATTTTGGCAATTTCCAATTCCCCCTTCAGCCTCTCCACCTCACCCAGCAGCTTAATTCTTTCCCCTGATTCCTTTACTCGAATTGAATCTATTGAGGGTTGCCATTTTGCACCGGCTATAAATGCGTTAAATATTTCTTTTTGAATAATAAGTTTATCGTGTATCTCCCCTTCCCCATCTTGTGTATTAATAATTCCCCATGCAGATTGTTTACCCGTATACTCTTTCGCCGCACCTTCTACACCAGCCTGCTTGCCTTCATTCTCCGGGGATTGCCAGCGATTATAGTTTTCAAGTACTTCATTCAACATAGATAGCCGGGCTTGAATCCTTTCCTTTTTACCATAAAATTCTTTTTCACCTTCATAGTTTTTTATTCTTTCTTCCAACCAATTTTTAAACCGGCCTTCCCCTCCCTTTGATTGACTATAGAGAGATAGGGCGTTAGTGGCGATACTTTTAATTTCCATTTGATATGTATGGGCATTGAACATCGGCTTGTCCCTTATCTCCTCCAGTGCTTTTACAAGAATAGATGCGGGTTGCTCCCCTTTATTTTCTTTCATGGTTGAAGTATGGTTATTGGGTTAATAAAAACTGTGAGTTCATAATATTTAAGTCGGCTAAATTATCTACTTGAGTTATCAATTTGTCCAACACAGAATTACTTCCTATTTGTATTTTTAAAAGAATCGTATCCTTTTGTGCCTCCAATTCATTTATCTCTCTCTCAACTCTTAATTTTTCGGATTCGTATTCAGCTAAGGCGTCTTTATATGATTGCGGGATAATGAATAAATCCTCAGCCTCCACTTCGCAAATATGTTTAACAGTTTCACTGTTTTGTCTGTTCCAGCTACCGTTTTCTTTAATAAGAGAATCAGATACCCCCATTTTCAGAACAGTGTTTCTCATTTTAATCTTCAACGCTTCAATATCATTAAACTGAATTGAATTATCGAGAAAGCAAGCTATGAGGTAATTATTTAGTGACGGTCTGCTAAGCTTCATTGTATCCTGAATCTTTGCTGACTGATTAGAGAACGTTTTATTAACCCGCTCAACAAGAAATTTTCTTTGATCTGCATTCATTATTTTTATATTTCGGTATATGAATAAAGTTTGTTTGTTTCTATCGCCATCTTGCAAAGCATCCATCTAACTTCTTCGTTTTCAAGAGGAATATTCTTTTCCTGCATGATCTTTACTATTTTATCGTGGATTTCTAATGCATAAGCCCCAAACGTATCGCTCAGTTCAACCATGATTAAATCTAATCTCGGTGTGTCGTGTTTTGGAAACTTGTGTACTCTCTTCTGCTCCCCTTTATTTTCTTTCATGGTTGAATAATTATTTTCCTGTTTCATAAAATTTTATAAACCTTTCAAATTCTTTTTTAGTTAGCTTAACTTCCCCTGTTGACTCTTTACCTGTTACCTGATTAGTAATTGTAACGCCTCCTTCATGTAACAGCATCCAGCTTTTCCGCGTGCTTACATTATCCCTTTTTAACTTACAAATCTGCTTAAAAGTATTAGCTTTCTTTGGGGTCTGCTCCCCTTGTGCTTGTTCTTTCATTTTGAATTAGTATTATACCATTTGATGAAATCAATTACTGCAAACCACGTTGCTTCGATTAAAGTATCGGCCTCAAATAACTGACTCGAATTAATCCTAACCATTGTTTTACCCTCTGGGGAAGTCATACCGAATGTTCTCGGATAGTAAGTATCTTGAATTGTTGCGTTTTCCCAATCAGTCCGAATCTTACTTATTTTTTCCACTACAGGCATAAGTAATGACCAGTTTTTATGGTAAGAAAACTCTGTTTCCTTTACTGATCTCTCCCATTCGTGTTCTCCATCCTCAGCCATATACCGGCCCGACTTTACAAACCTGTTACCATGTTTGTTCCATCCATCGAATTCAGCAATAATCCCATTCCCCTCTCCCTGTGTTTTGTCGGCTGTCATGGTAAAATAATTTTAAGGAATGAAGTAATCCTGCCCATTGACGGTGTTTTAAGGTATTCTGTCCAATGATTTATTTCCCCGGATGGACAATAGACAACCCCATTTTTATAAACCACCCAATGCCCGTTATTCTTTCTCCAATCGTATGTTATTTTAAGAATAGCGGTTTTTGAGAAAAAAACATTTGATGAATTGCGGGTTAGTTTTTTATCACTTACTACTTTAAATATTTTCAAAGCAGCGTGAAGCTCTCTTGTTCTGGTTGAATGTTTATGCCCAACTACTTTTATTACTTCTTCAATGGGGCGATTTGTAACCATAGCCACACAACATTGCCCACAAATGGATGATCCTTTCGGCTGAGTAACCATTTTAACGCCCTTAATCTCCCTGTCGGTTGTCGGCTTCATGATTTTGATTTTAGATAATTTTGGTAATCGGTTTCAGTAGCGGCTTTTCAAAAGGGCTAAGAAATCAACTTTTCCCTGAATGCTCCTGCCACCACCCCTGCCGCTGTTTTTAAGCCATTCCTTTTCTTCAAATTATAAATATGCGCTTCTACGGTTGGGGAGGCGATCTTTAATTTTTGGGCTATCCGGGGCACGTTAAAGTCATTTGCCATCATCTGAACCACTTCCTTTTCTCGTTCTGTCAATTTCATACTGCGAATATAAGGGGATTCAATTATACAATCCAAATTTATTTTGAAGAAAAAAAGAAAGCCTCCGATTTCATTAATTACGCCAGTAATTTCCACCAATGCCAAAAACCCGTGACTTTGGCTGCATTGATGGTTTCTTCGGAGGCTCTTGCTACCTCAGATTTTTACATTGTTCGGTAGCCACACAATTCATTGATGAAAATATCTATCAACTATATCAAGGGTTGTAATTCTTCTTTGATGATCTGCGCAATAATCACTGCATAGGGATTGCCACAATGTCAATTTCTCCACACAACCATGTTGCTTACAATTCACTCTGGCGTGTTTTTCTTTATCTCCTTCACCATAGAATTTTCTTAGGTCAATGGTTGTATCGGTGTGGGTTTTCATAGAGGTTCATCTTCTGGTTGTTCATCGGGGATTTCTTCATCATCTTCGAGTTCTCTTTTTTGAATTGGTTCATAGTCAAAATAATTCCCATTGCCGTTGTGTATTGGGGCATCGTCTGTGCAAGGCCATTCAAAATATTTGGGGTCAATCATGCTGAAACAAGGTTTTGCTTTTGCAGATTCTTGACGAATTGTTCCACTTGCATTTGGATTTTTAAATTACCGTTTACAAGACGATATTCGATAGTATCAAGCCCAACGAACTCTTTTGTAAATTCATCGGCGATATAATCTTCTGCTATTTCTTCCAATTCGGCCTTGTCTGGCTCTGCGCTTTCGGCATCTCTTACGTCTTGCTTCAGATCATCAATCTCTTCTTCAATAGAATCCAAAAACTCACCAGCTTCTTCGGCTTTCAATGAATCATGTGTTTCAAATTCTTTAATTATGTCCCGCAGGTGTTGAACGTTTGTCTTTGCCATGATAATTATTTTTTAAATGTTAGTAGTATCAATCATTAAGGGTTGAAGCAGGCACATGGTATTTGGTTCTCCGGCAGGGCGAAGGAATATTGTTTGGGTTGCACCACGAAAAGCCATCTCCACTTCTTCTGAATCAAAAAGGTTTAACAGTTTCAACATTTGGTGGCCGTTCACGCCGATGGCTTTTATTTCTACCGTGTGGATTGCTTTTACTTTTGTTTCCCCTTCTTTCCCATAATCAATATCCTGTGAAGTTATTTTTATATCGCCACCGTTGAAATGGATTACACACAAATGCGCTGCGGGGTTGGCGGCGATTCCTGCAATGACTAACTTAGTTATTAGATCAGCCCGGTTGATATTTAGGTTGTAGTCTGTATCTTTTCCCATTATCATTTCATAGGCGCAATACTTACCATCCATAAGGCGGCTTATTATAACCATTGTTCCTGATTCAGCTTTTATAAACTTTTCACCAATGGATATTTTGGCGTTGGCAAAACCTTTTACTAACTGAACGAATTGAGCACAAACCATTACCTGTAAGTCTTTGCCTGTTTTTACTTTCAAATCTTTTTTATAAGCAACATAAGCATCAGTTCCAACAACGGTAAGTGAATCTTTTTTTATGTGGATGCAGGCGGCGTTCATGTTATTTTTAAATTGATCGTCGGCTTTACAAAAGTCTGCGCTGAATAATGCTGTAAAGAAGTCTGTATCGGCATCAATAGTCAACAAAAATTCTTCTTCGTTCACTTTTGGAAATGACTCTTCGTCATTGTTTTTTGTGAACTTAAACTTTGCGGCATCGGAAGTTATTTGAATATTTTCCTTACCTGAAGCATCAATAGTAATCGGTTCAAATATCCTGCTGCAAACATCATTGAGTACTGAAAACTCAACAATGATAACAAACGGCGACTTACACTCACACTCCAAAGAAAGCAATACCGTTGTTTCCAAATCGGTAGCCATTATTGTGACCTTTCCCTTTTCAAAAGATAGCTTTATCGAAGTAAGAATAGGAATGACAGAGTTCTTTTTTATTATAGGAGAAAGTTTCTTTAACTCCTTTGACATCTTTTGAGCATCTACTACCGCTTTCATTTTATTTGATATTTACTTATTACAAAAAAGGTTGTTGAATAACGTGATCATTATTTTCGTCAGGCAGATTAAACACTTTTACCATTTTCTTTTTGGGTGCTACTTTTTTCATAGCATTAATAACGGCTTCTGCTTTTTCAATGACTTCATTTTTTGTTGGGATGCCGGTAATCTCTAACCAGTACTCAACCGCCAGTCTTTTCCCGTTACTATCCAATCTCCATTGTTTTTTGCAATCTTTTCTTGAAACAAGAATTTCTCTTAGCCTTCTCCCCCCTTCAGCCATATTAAGAGTATCGTTCACTTCTTTTGCTGTATACTTTTTTCCTGAGTACAAAAGCTCAACCACACGATTAGAATGATTTCTTATCTTACCCATGTTCTCTTGAAGGAATGATTCAGTATCTTCCGAATTTTCACGCTGATGTAGTTCTATTTCCATAAAAAAGTTTTAATAGATTTGGCTTTTTGGTTCTCCACACGGACAATGCCTTGTTTATTTTGATTCAAATTCAAGTTGTGATATTCTGTGGCGTATTGCATCTCTGGTTCTTGGGTTTAATTTCATAGTCCTGTCAGCCCACTGTAAATAATTTAGATCATCTATTTCTTCAATTAATTTTCCTTTGTACTTACCGACATATAGCGCTGGTTTCTGGTAAGGAATGTTTTTTATGAATCCGTTACATTCATTACACCATGCGGTATTTTGATTTGACTTTAGTTCGGTGTAATAGCCAACTTGTTTATTGCAGTGGCCGCAAAATAGTGTTTCTCCCATATCAAAATGGCAAATCCGAAATAGGCTCTTTTATTTCGTCAGGGTTAGGAATATTGTTTGTAGGCGTTTTTTCTTTTCCGGGAATATCTTCTGGCAACGACAACCCTGAAGCATCTTTGGCGTTTATTATCTTAGCCTCCGATTCTTTGCAATTACCAAAATAGGGCTGCCCGTCTAAATCTTTTAATTCTTTTTTTGGACTTAGCTGTAAGGCCATGACGTTTCCGTACTTATCCTTTTCATCATTAATCCAAACGGTTATATTGGCGTATATTTTACCGTTGTCTCCTTTGGTAAAGGCAGAATGTTTTTTATGAGCAAGGTCAACGAGGTCGGTAATGCAAATGCTACCGTAGAATCTTTGTGACATAAACTTTATTTTTTATTGTTATTAAATTTAAGATTTAGTTTTTGTATCATTTCGGCAATTATGGGATATTCATTTATGATTTCTGTTGCGGCAACGTTAATTTTAAAAACCCTACCAGCGGTATCGTCGTCAACCATTCCGCTACCGCCAGATCGGATATTTTCAAATTGGTTGTTGCCGTTGTAAAAATATGCGTCATTATTCTGCACATTACGTACCACTGGCCTAAAAGGCAATTTCACTTCCAGTATCATCTTTATACGGCAAATAGCCATTTATTGGTAAAGTAAATATTTTTGCTTGCGATACTCCGTTTTTTTCATCGTGCCATTGTCTAATTGGGTCAATCCCACGCTGCCCCATTTCATCCCTCTCAATATATGCGTAGCCGCCCCGGTATCTTTCAAACTTTACTGGCATATCTATACTAGTTGGTCGTCCACCCGTCTCTGTGTCTTTTATTTTTCTAATATGCAACTCTGTTATCATCCACTCTGTTGGGTGTTGCGTTACTCTATGTACCGTAAAAAAATCATCGGCCTTGTTTGCAAATTTTCCACCGCCTTCCGTATCTTCTTTTCGTGGGGCTACTGGATACTTCCTGTCAGCATCTTTCAGCCTTAGCGCAGAAGTTACAGCATGATTGTTTATAAACCAACCGAAATTTGTTTGCTGTCCATAAGATTTTATTTCAGACAATGCCTCGTAATGATACTCGTGTGTTGATAGTTTACTGAAGCCGCTCAAATTAATTTTTAAAGAATTGTATGGGTCAATCATTGCATATTTATAATCTCCTGCCTTACGCCCAATCTTTGCAAGATTTATAATATCCTTGTAGCTATACAAATCTTCCTGTGCCTTGATAAGAAGGAAGTGTTTTTCAACAAACTCTTTCGCCGTCTCGTATTCTTTCCTACTCATGGCAAAATCGCCACGCAAAGGTTTTCCCCAATAAAATTGAATCATTCGTCTCATAAATGCACCTAAAGTATTTTCACTTGAAAATATTATTCCTTTCCACTGGTGTAGCATTGCTGCCAACATTAATAGCCACCAAACAATTTCAGATTTGCCAACGTTATCAATTCCATTGGTCATTACTAAATTTCCTTCCTTAAAAAGAAAGTGTTCGTCAAGTTTTGAACTACCCGTAGTAAGACCTTGTTTTAGTGTTCCGTCAATAACCTGCTGCAAATAGTTGTCATAGTCGCTGCTTGTTGCAAAATAAGACAAATCTGTTTTTTCCGGGTCAATTCGTGATTCAATTACCCTTGTGCTTGTTGTTGTCTTTTTTGTTTCCGGTTCTTCACCATAACCCAATTGCCTTAATCTTCTGGCTGTCTCTGAATAGTCTTTATTACATTCTAACGTGGCATATACCGAATATGGCAGGTATGCGTGTTGTGGCTCAAATTCGCTGCTTGTGGTAAATACACTGAACCAGTTTTTATCATGGTCAAAGTTTCCGCTACTTTGGGAAGTGGTTTGTCCCGGTCTAAGAAAAATCGTTTTCTTTCCTTTCTGACCAACTACTTTCCAACCATGTTCCTGAAGCAGTCCAACAACGTCTCCGCGATTATTGTAATCATCGAATGGTGATAAGCCTTTTGTTTTTTCTATCTTATTTTTAGGAATAATAATTTCTTCAACAACCTGATTAAACTGCATTGCTATTCCAAAAAGAACCTCCCTTTCTTCTGGCGATATTTCAGCAATTGAATAGAGATCGCCGTAAACAAATTCATATCCCGGCGTAGGGTGACAAACAAACTGCCCCCCCGTACCTCTTGTCTCAAATAAAACCCTAACCTTATCGTTTGTTTTAGATTTTTCTGCAATTCTTTTTGCTGTAGTCTCGTCCTTTCCTTCTTTAATCTCTTTTTGATATGTCAAACGATATGTTTCGTCTTTTTCATCATCGGTAGTTGGTCTATTTGCTAATTTTGTGTTTCCGCAGACAGTAGTGCAGCGATAAATTAAATGATAACCCCCGCTTCTTGTTTTCTGAACTACCATTTTTGATAAAATGCTTTCATCAATTTCGTGAACCAAACTTTTATATCGTTCAAACATCTTTCCAGTCAGGTCGTATTTTGTATCAACATCAATACATTCTAAGTTTCCAGATATAGCACCACAAACAATTCCTACTCCCGCAGTATCTGGAAAGCTGTCGAATGAATATTTTTTTTTAGTCTCTTGCCATTTTTTTGGCAGAGGTGCTTTTCCGGCGTTTACAGGGACAAATTGTAAGCCTTCAATGTCATTCAGATCGTCGTAATTCATTCGTATCCGTCAATTAAATTTTGAAATCTCCTTTCTATGTGAGTTCTTACGGCCATATAGTTTGATAAAACATTTGCAATAAATGTTAGGTTTACACAGCGTCCAGAAAATTCTGCCTGAACCAACTGCATTCCTCCCGGAAGTCTATAAGAGTGATTAAGATTCATTTCCATTGAAAAAATTATTTCATTTTCATTTAGATCAGAGTAACCCATATTTAATAAAAACGAAATAATTGTTTCCGATAGCGTGGTGGCAAAAAAATCTGTTGCCGGTAATTCAGCCCCGGTATAGGCACTGCATTTTAAAATTATTTGGTCGGCTGTAGTCCGTAATTCTTCTGCTGTCATTTCTGACAGTGGCCGTCCATTGCTTCTTTTGTCAATGCAGAGACTTTCAATTTCCGTTATTTTTTTTAGCCCTTTCTTTAAGTCCTGCAATGAATGATTCTTCTCTCTGTACCTTAAAGTCCTTTGATTGTCCATTTTTTTTATTTTCGTTGTTTAAAGAGTCCTTATCCTTATCCTTATCTTTATCCTTAATGATTAGGTAATCATTGCCAAACGATTCGGGTATTAATTTATAATATCCAGTCCTTTCTAATTCTTTTCTTACAGACACTATTACTGGCTTATCGCTATGCAAACCAACATATTGGAACTTTAAAAATTTTGGTACAAACCAATCGCTTTCAGTGATAATAACCCTGCCACTCATAGCTTCTATCATTTCCGTTTCTGAAAACGAGGTTCTGCACATCATATTTAAAATACCTATACTTCGCTTACATATTCCGGCATGATTGCAATTATCCAATAACCATTGCCAAACTATTCTGTAATCATTATTTAATGCCACGTACCAATCATCTTTCCACTTTTCGGTGTCAGTAAATCTTTTAGCCATTATTAATCAAATGGATCGGCGGGTTGCCCTCTTGTAACAGCCCGGATATTGAAAAATATTGTGTCTTTCTGTCTGTTGATATTGGATAGTAACCAGTGTTCACGAAGCCATTTTTCACCCCGTGCAAAGTCAAGGAAGTTTTTCATCCGAAGTTGGGCGATCTGAAGTGACCACTCAATGTTTGATTTTTCGGCACGTTCCCGAAGCGCAATAAGAATTATTTTTAAATCTCTTGGGGCAGAGCCGGTGAAGGAAGGTTCTTCATTGAATTTTTCCCGGCAATACGCAAACCACAACTCGACCATTTCTTTAAAGAATGGCTCAGGTGGCTTTTTCTCCTTTTTAGGTTTCTTTTCTTTGGTAGCCATGCGCAAAGGTTTAAAAGATAAAAAACCCCACCGGGTATAAATCGGCGGGGGCGCAATAAAATCTAAAACATGATTACTATGAAAGACTGACGAGAAGAGCCGTCAAGAACGTAAAGATAATAAGTTTGAATCATAGTAAATAAAATTTTCAGAAATTATTGCAGTACAAAAGTAAATTCAAAGAACTGATACTTCCAAATCTTTTGTATAAACTTTTTCACACCATGTAATCATTGATGCTTTTTCCCATGATCTCACAAAGGTTATAGGCTATTTCCAAAGATGGCTTGAGGGATTTGTTTTCGATGTTTAAAATGGCTGAATTTGCCCCCACTCCCATCATTTCCCATAACCTATGCCTTGATAACTTATTCTCTATTCTAAATCTAAGAACATCGGTTGAAAAGGATTCTGCATCGAATCTCTTTATCGCTATTAAAGTTTTAGTTTGCATAAATTTCTGGTTTTATTTCCTGAGTGATGATTTCTGGTAAATATTTTCTTTCATCTTTTGCAATGAATGGGTACAGTTGGTTTATGATGTCAATGGCTTTTGGAAACACAGCCATCTTTGCCATTGCTTCATAGGATGAATCAAAAAGGTCATGGCATCCACATAAATATTTTCCGTAACCGGGGAATAGCACTAAATGATTCGTTAAGTTACTTGCCACTGATGGAAACCCGCCAATGTTATCTTTTTTTCTCAACACATGAGCCTGACATCCCCGCCAAACATGGGCATACTTTTCTTCCAATAACCATTCTGCTACCATCCCACAATTTTCACATTTCGGAAAACTATTCTTCATGTGGTAATCAAAGTATTTATCCAGTCCAGATTCACCCCCCGCTTCTTTCTGCTCTTTTATTTCAGCTTTTTTCTTTTCAGATTGACGGGCTATTGGTTTAGGTTTTTTAGCAACAGCCTCTTTGGGTAACTTTCCTAACTTTATTAATTTCAATCGTTCGTGGTATGGGAGTTGTTCTTCAGTCATTTGATATGCTTTTCCACGTAATTTTTTATTTGTTCAAAGTGCTTTTCTCTTGTCTTTTCGTTGTAATCATTAAGGGGTTTAGTCGGGACAAATATAAGGGTGTTTTACTAATAAAACCAAATAAATTGAGAAAAATATTTTTTTATGTGCAAAAAATTTTTACATTTGCGATTATGTTAATGGTCTATAACGGTGAAAAATTAGCAAAAGAATTAAGGACAAAGCGGCTTATTGAGATGGATATGACGCTTCGGGACGTAGCAAACGAATTGGGTATTGGGTATTCAACTATTTCCAGAATTGAAAATAAAAAGAAGCCCGACATTGAAACAATGGCAACCGTTTGTAATTGGATTAATCAGCCAATGAATGCTTTTTTCACTAAACCACAACCGATTAAAAAATCAAAAAAATAAATCTTCCCCCAAATGCCAAAGACAAAAGACCCAATGACAATTCCAGAGATAGTAAAGGAATTTGAAAAGCACCAACTCCCCGCAAAAATAATGGGATTAAAGCAAATGCAGGAAATTGTAGCCGACGAAGTATTGCAGGCCGAACAGAACGTAGCTGACTATAAAAAAATTAACGGAAAACAATGAAACCCCTCTACATAATCATCTCCATATCCCTTTGCTTAATGGGGTGTAGTAAAGAAACAAAAGAGAAAGATATTAAATATCAGTACAAGGAGGGGGCTACTGTTATGGTAATGTATAAGTTCATGGGTGTTATCATTGGAAGAAAAGATGGAAAATATTTAGTAAGTTATGGGGCAGATTGCGGAATGAAAGAAGATTTACTTGATGAAAGGGTTTTGGTTGAAAGATAATTAAAAACAAAAATGAGTATAAATTATTCTCCTCTTGAAGATCGCGTTTTACTAAAAGCTGTTAAAAAGAACGAGATTGAAACAACAGCATCCGGCATAATCATTCCCGATACCGTTAAAAAGCAAGTGTGCGAAGCCGAAGTTGTTGCCGCTGGTGATGGTGTTTATGCAAAAGATACCGGGAGTTTGATACCAACCTACGTCGTTCGTGGAAATATAGTATTGGTTGGTGCAAACGAAGGGAAGCCAAACGGACTTGAAATAGAAATAGAAACTGATACAGGAAAAGAGACGGTTTATATCCTTAGGGAAAGCGACATTCTAATGATTATCAAGAAAAAAGACAAAGAGTAATATATTTTTTTTACTTTCGTAGGTATAAAAATGCCTAAACTTGACTTCAGCACCCATTTCCTGTGCCTTATTGACTATACCACAAACATTTCAAGACGAAATAATTACTCCGTCCGGCATCAAACTTTTTTATGATGGTAGTTTTAGAAAAGAATGGAGCGCAGCCGTGGTCGGAACGATTGCCAAGCTCCCGATAAATACCCATCCAAAAAACAAAAAAATATTAGAGCAGCTTCAGGAAGGCGACGAAATATGCTTCAGTTATCAAGTTGTATATGACCTATCTTATGGTTCAGATAGCGGAAGGTTCATGCAAGCTACCGAAAATAATGACTATTATAAAGAGTTCATAAACGGCAGGGGCGAAAAAGTAAGGGTTCAGGCAATGCCCAAGCGTTCCGGACTGAAAGGTATTATTTGGGCTGCGCTATACCTTGATAAAAGAGGTGAATTAATTGATGGAGTTCAGGGGGATGAATCAACTGTGGAAAAATGGCTCTCTCAGTTCCCATTCGGAAAGGCTGATGAGTTTACTTTTAATAATTTTTTTGAGTACAACGGCAAGGATTATTGGAAATGCGAACTCGATGAAATATTTGCGATCAAAAAGAAGGGGCATTTGGTTGCAGTTGGCAATAGAATTATTTGTAAGCCGGTAGATGAAGAAATCCAAGATCAATTTTTTATTGATGGAACAGGGTTTCCGCAAAAAGTAATCATAAGACGGAAAGATCGTGGTCGTGTTATTAGCGGGGGGAAAGAAAAAGGAATTAAAAAAGACGATGTGATTTCCTTTGACCCACGACACTGCGAGCGTTACGAATTTTTTGGAAAGCAATACTTTCTTATAAAACAAAATATGGTTCTCGGTAAATTCAGTAAAAACTAATGGATAATTTAGAAAACGAAATATGGCGAGATGCTATAGGCTACGAAGGCCTGTACCTTATCAGTAGCGTAGGAAGGGTAAGGTCTTTGTATAAAGAGGTGGCTTACAGGAACCAGAAATCTCCAAGAATATTTCCTGAAAAAATCATTACCCCGATATTAAGTAGAAAGGGCTATGCGACTATAAATATGAGAAACAGGGCTGGTAGTCAAACCCCAGTAAAAATACACAGATTAGTTGCAATTGCCTTTATTCCTAATCCAGATAATAAGCCTCAGGTAAACCATAAAAATGGCATCAAGACGGATAATCGGGTTGAAAATTTAGAATGGGCAACTAATCAAGAAAATGTAATCCATTCGTATAAAACCGGATTGCAAGTACCTTTAAAAGGTGGCGAACGCTGGCAGTCAAGATTGGTTTTAAATACGCAAACAGGAATATTTTACGATTGTATCCAAGAGGCGGCGGATACAATTGGGCGTGGATTTGCTAATTATATATCATTATATAAAAAACTAACTGGGTATAGTAAAAACAATACGTCGTTTATACTTGCGTAATGAGAAATCTAAATGATTTATATAATTTTTGTCTTTTTATAATAAGAAAAGAGAGAGGCTCGTTCATCTCTCCCGCTCAATTTACGGCCAATTTAGATAACGGTCAATTAGATGCTTTCAATGACTATTTTGATAAATATGGAGTTAATCAGGATGTTCACGACGCTCTTGACATTTTCAAAGTTTATCAACCATTTACTTCTGCCGCCGATGGAAGCGTAACATATCCATCAAACTATCTACATTTACTTGCGGGAGTTTTTACTGTAACTGGATCAACCGTGAATAAAGTAAGATTTGTTCAAACTGATGAATACCCGGATGTGATAACAAACCAGCTTCGACCAGTTAGTTTATCAAGGCCAATAGCGATAGATTCATCCAATGGATTTAATCTTTACCCGCAGTCGCAACAAACCGGGGCATACTATTATATGCGAAGACCGGCAACTCCGGTGTATGGATTTTCACAAGTTGGCAGAGTTATTACTTATAATCCAACAACAAGCACACAATTGGAGTGGCTAGATGTTTATTTAAACAATATCATTGCTAAAACGCTAAGATATTTTGGCATTTATATGAATGAAGACAAGGTGTATCAATTCGCCGAACAATATAATCAAGAAACAGGATAAGTATGGCCGCAATAACAAAAAGGTTGCTTTCGGATCAGGTTCGCTTTTTTTTAAAAGGCGGCTATCCCGATGTGGCTATGGCAACACAAGATGAAGATGTTTATAAAAGAATTGAGCAGGTGTTAAACGCAATGTATAAAACGCAGCAATTCAGTCAAACGCTTCCTAGCGGAGAAACGATACCAGATAATCTTATACTGGCTACTTATGAAGATGTTGCCGTTACTTCCGTCTCTAATTATTCAAAAGCCACATTGCCGGTGATGCCAATTTCTTTGCCGCGGAACATCGGAGTAAATGAGATACGCCCAATATTAAGTAAGCGTGGTGAGGATAGGATTTATGGAAGCCCAATGATTCCATTACAAGCGGGGCAAAATTATTTATTACAGGCCGATAGTTTGTTAAGCGATTTACTAGGCCAATTTGGGTACGAAATTAATGGCAGAACAGCGATTTTTACTAAGGACATTACAACGCTAGGCGTATCAACAGTTCAAATGAAATTGGTTGTGTTTTCAATAGATCAGTACTCGGAAACGGACATTCTCCCTGTTCCAAGTGATGCGGAAGATGCTATAGTTAAGGAGGTGATTTCTTTCTTTGTGCCAGTCCAACCGCAACCCGGAATTGTGTCTAATTATCCAGAACAAAAAATTAAAGCACAATGACATCTACATCTCTTGATAAAATTGTGAAGTCAATGTTGCTGAAGCGTCGCTACCCACTTCAATATTACATTGATTTCTTAGTATATAGTGCTTCTTGCCTCCGAGAATTAAGTTTTGACTTGCCAATAATGCCTATACGCTACGCCGTTTTGCCGGTTGATGCAACCAATGGCAATACAATAGATTTACCGAATGATTATCAGGATTGGACTGGTGTTTTTGTAAGGCGAGATCAATATTTAATTCCATTAATTGAAGACAAAGGGCTGAACCTTGTTCCAAATTATGATTCAACATTTACTATTCAACCATATAGTCAGGGGGTAGCAACCGATACGGCACAACAAAATCAGATCAATCAATATACGGGGGCATTATCAGCCTATTGGTGGATGGTTAATTATGATAATTTCGGAGAGAACTTAGGGAGACAATTCGGAGGCATGGGAACTTATTCTGATACATTCAGGGAAGATCGGGCGCATAATAAAATTAAGATAAACGAAAACTTGCTTGAGCCAAGTATTTTGTTAGGGTATATAAGCGATGGGCAAGATGCCGAT